GTGTAGATGCTATTGACCTTATGGCAAGAATGGCAAGACTTTTAGACGACCAGAATGTACCTGAAGAAGGTAGATGGTTTGTTGCACCTCCTTCATTCTATGAAGAGTTGTCACAATCTGGTTCTAAACTTCTTTCTGTTGACTTTAATGCTGGTCAAGGCTCAATCAGAAACGGTTTAGTTTCAAGTGGAAAACTAAGAGGATTTGATATGTACAAATCTAACAATATCGCTACGCCTACAACGGCTACTGGTAAAGTTATGGCTGGACATATGAGTTCTACTGCTACTGCTAACACTATCCTTTCAACAGAAGTGTTGAGAGACCCAACATCGTTTGGTGATATTGTTAGAGGTCTTCATGTCTATGGTGCGAAAGTACTTAGAGATGATGCTCTATGTAGTGCATTCTACGCAATTGACTAATATCAATTCGGGGGAGTCTTCGGACTCCTCCACTTATTTTAAAGGAGAATAAACATGCCGATGGTAAACGGAAAAAAATATCCTTACACTAAAGAAGGTAAGGCTGCTGCTGAGAAAGCAAGAAAGAAAAAAATGTATGGTGGAAGAATGAAGAAGGCTACAGGTGGTCCAATGCCTAAAGCTAAACCTTGCTAAACAATAGGAACATATAATGGCTAATACATATCTTGACATAACTAACGAAGTATTAAGAGAACTTAACGAGATTCCATTAACGTCTGCAAACTTTCCAAACGCTACAGGTCTTCAAAAGTTTGTTAAAGATAGTGTAAATAAATCTATATTTGATATAGCTAATGAAGAGCCACAACTACCTTTCTTTGCTGCTAATGTTAGTGGAGCTACTGACCCTTTCTATGGTAACGTAACAGTTCCTTCAGTTGCAGGTCAAAGATGGTACACACTTAAGTCTGATAGTTCTAGTATCACTACAGACTACTCATCAATAGATTGGGATGATTTTTATCTTACAACTATTAATGTAGATGGAGAAACAACTCCTTATGTTTCAAGAGGATTAAAGTTTCTTACTCTTGCAGATTGGAAAAGATATTATAGAGACAGTGAGAATGCAGATGATGCAGATACTCAAAATCATGGAGAACCTAGATTTGTTATTAAGTCTCCTGACAATAGAAAGTTTGGATTAAGTCCAATACCTGACAAGGTTTATAATGTACACTTTTATGCTTTTGTAAGACCGACTGCATTATCAGCTTATGATGATACAATCACTTTACCAGAGCAATACAGTAATATAATAACAGCTAGAGTTCGTTATTACGTTTGGCAGTTTAAAGAAAGCCCACAACAAGCAGCTTTCGCATTGGATGATTATAAAAAAGGTATGAAGAGTATGAAATCAAACCTAATGAATCCAGCTCCAAAGTATATGACAGACGATAGAACTTACTTCTAATTTATGGCACGTTCACAACCTTATACTGTTGCATGTAACGGTGGTTTAATTAAATCAGCTAACTCAATTGATTTACTTAAAAGCCCCGGAGTTGCAAGAGAGCTTAGAAACTTTGAAGTCTCTATAGAAGGTGGATATAGACGTATCAATGGTTTTGAAAAGTTTGGTGGCTCAAGTGCTACACAACCTACAGGAAGCACAACAAATATACTTGGTGTTACTACTTATGCAGATGGTGTAGTAGCTACAGCAGGTACTAATATTTATTTTAGTCAAGATGGAATTACTTGGTTACAAATAAATAAATTATCAGCAGGTGGTGGAGACGATTACGCAACCTTTACAGGTAAGTCAGCTACTGCAAGAACTGGACAAGGACAATGTCAGTTTGTAGTATTTGAAGGTGCAACATTTGATTATGGTGAAGTAATTATAGCTGATGGTGCTAATAAGCTTTGGTCTTTTAGAATGGAAGGCACAGGAGCATTAAATACTAGAACATTTTTTACAAGTGAAATAACTGTAGACGGTACTAATGGTGTAAAGTATATAGCTATACACGACCATCATTTAATTGCTGCTGGTGTAGAAAATAATTTAAGCACAGTATATTATAGTGTTTATAATGACCCTGATAACTTTACAGGTACTGGTGCAGGTTCTGTAACTATATCAGACCAAATACAAGGCATTAAAGGATTTAGAACAGACTTAATAGTCTTTGCAGAAAATAGCATACATAAATTAATTAATATTAACGATAGTGCTAATATACGTATTGACCCTATAACAGAAAACGTAGGTTGTTTAAGTGGTTATAGTATTCAAGAGATTGGTGGTGACTTAATATTTTTAGCACCGGATGGATTAAGAACAGTAGCTGGTACAGCAAGAATTGGTGACGTTGAGTTAGGAACTGTTAGTAAAGCTATACAACCTTTAATAACAAACTTGACAGAATCGATAAATAGCTATATAATATCTAGTATAGTCTTGAGAGAAAAATCTCAATACAGATTATTCTACACAGATACTACAAAAAATAATAGTGAACAAAGAGGTATCATAGGAACGCTAAGACCAGATGGATTTCAGTGGTCAGAAACAAGAGGCATTGAATCAACAGAAATAGGTTCTGGATTTAATGAAAACGGTGTTGAAGAATATTATCATGGTGATACTAACGGTTATGTATATATTCATGATTCAGGTAATGACTTTGATGGCTCTAACATCTTAGCAAGATATGCAACACCAGATTATGACTATGGTGATTTAGGAACTTTAAAAACTTTACACTATATGAGAGTCTCTGCAAGTGCTGAAGGTGTCGTAGAACCTGACGTACAAGTTAGATTTGAATACGGTAATACGGATTTACCACAACCTCCTGAACTATTTGATTTAGGAGTTATAGACCCACCGTCTATATTTGGTGAAGCTTTATTTGGTGTTAATGTTTTTGGTGGAGCAGAGAATCCTATGATTAGAGTAGCACTACAAGGAAGTGGAACAAGTAATAATTTTACATTTATAAGTGAGGACAACAAAGCTCCATATACTATTAACGGTTTATATGTAGACTTTATACCTTCAGGCAGGAGATAAAAACAAATGGCAATAACAAAAGTAACAAGAACTCTTTTAAGTACGGGTATTGTAGATAATAGTAATGCTACAGCTATAACTATTGATAGTAGTGAGAACTCAACTTTTTCTAATTCTATAATATTTTCCGATTCATCTTACTCTGCTGCATATTCTATAAGGCGTAATTCAGATGCTTTAATATTAAGTGGTGGAACATCAGGTTATTATTTTAATAGAAGTGATAATAGTGCAACAGATTTATATATTAATGGCTCAGGCAGTGTTGGAATTGGAATTACATCATTAAACGAGGGTAAGCTCCATGTTAAATCTGATGGTGCAGGTGAGGTTGAACTTCTTACTTTAGAAAACTCTACAGGCACAAATGGTAAAACTACTTTAACATTTAAAACCACATCAACTGATGCTACCAAATCAGCACAAATATTTGCAGAAAGAGTTAATGCTTCAGGTCATACTGATTTAGCATTTAGAACCTATAATGGTTCTACAACAGAGGCGGTCAGAATAGACCATGATGGCAACGTTGGAATTGGAACGACTGCAACAGATGGAATGCTCACCATTAAAAAGACTGGTAGTAATATATTTGGTGATAGTGCTATTACAATTCAATCAGCAGATACAAACCAATCAACACTTGCATTAGGATTAACTGGTTCTGTTGCTTATGTTGATTCTACAGAAAGCGGAAGTGGAACTGTATTACCTTTAGTATTTGCAACTGGTTCAACAGAAAAAATGCGTATTGATTCTTCAGGCAACCTTGCCGTTGCTAACGGTAATCAAACAGCGGCTAATGTTTCTTCTCGCATTATGTTTGGAAATAAAGGTACGTTTACTGACTCTGGCGTAGGAAGAGCGGAAATCTGTGGCGTGTCAGAGGGCGCTCTTTGGTATTCAGGGACTGCTTTAGCATTTTACACAAACCCCGGTCCAGATGTTACAGGCACAACGCCAGTAGAACGTATGCGTATTGATTCTTCAGGCAGCGTGTTGGTGGGTAGAACTAGCAGCCTTACTGACTCCAAAATACAGTCTGACCGAGGCATTACTATATTCTATCCATCCACAAACAATTACTGGCAAATGTATAGAAGTTCAGATAACACTTTCAGATTCACAAACGGCACAGTGTATCCATACATTTCTGCTGCGGGAGCATTTACTAATTCGTCTGACGAACGACTTAAAGAAAACATTGTAGATTCTACACATGGCTTATCATCAGTTTTAGCTTCTAATCCTCGTAGCTTTAAATTTAAACATTTAGATGGTAAACAGGTTGGTTTTATTGCACAAGAATTAAAAGGTGTTATTCCTGAAGTTGTTGATGGAAGCGAAGATGATGATGATATGATGGGTGTAAATTATGGTGCTTTGGTGGCAATAGCGTTTAAAGCAATACAAGAACAACAAACAATAATAGATAACTTAACAACTAGAATAGAAACATTGGAGAACGCATAATGGCAGGTTATACAAGACAAAGTACATTCGCAGATGGGGATACAATTACTGCTGCTTTATTCAATAATGAATATAACCAATTAGTAAATGCTTTTAGCAATACTACAGGTCACAGCCATGATGGTACAGCAGCTAGTGGACCAGTTATAGGACTAATTGGTGATGCTGGTGAAACTTCTCCAAACAATAAAGTTGTAATAGACACAACAAACAACTACATAGAATTTTATGTTGAAGTATCTTCAGCACCTGTACAACAACTATACATAGCTGATGGAGGTATTATACCTGTAACAGATAGTGATATAGATTTAGGTACAACAAGTTTAAGATTCAAAGATACATATACAGATACTATTACAACTACAGGTAACGTAGATGTTGGTGGTAATCTAACAGTTACTGGTACTACAACTTTTAACGGTGGTACAATTACTATGGGTGATGCAGCTACTGATAACGTAGTATTTGGTGCTGATGTAGACTCAAACATTATACCTGATGACGATGACAGTTATGACCTAGGTAGTTCTTCACAAGAGTGGAGAAACCTTTACATAGATGGTACTGCAAACATTGATAGCCTTGTAGCTGATACAGCAGATATTAATGGTGGTACTATTGATGGTGTTACTATAGGTGGTACAACTGCAGGTGCTGTTACTTTTACAGACTTGTCAGACGGTACAATTACTATAACAGCTTTTGCTGATGAAGATGATATGTCTTCAGATTCTGCAACGCTTGTACCGACTCAACAATCTGTAAAAGCTTATGTAGACTCTCAGGTGACCGCACAGGACTTAGATTTCCAAGGTGATACAGGTGGTGCTTTAAGTATTGACCTCGACTCTGAAAGCCTTACAATCGCTGGAGGGACAGGTTTAGATACTGTAGGTTCAGGTAATACTATTACAGTTAATATAGACTCTACAGTTGCTACATTGACTGGCACACAAACTTTAACAA